GCATTTGCTAGCATTTGCTATAAATTAAATTTACATAACACTTTAAAGAAAATCATTGACAAAATAAGCTTACATAATTAATTTAAAAATAATTGTGAGATTATTGATTAGATTGATATTGATTAATGATAAATTAAAAATGATATTGATAATGATTAAATTTATTACTTGCATTATTAAGATTAGTTTTAGATAAATTATAATTGATTAGTTTTATTCATCTAACTTGAACATCGCGCACGCGTTAAAATAATACAAAAAAAATGTTAAAAACTCGAGAAATTGAAGATAGAAAAAAAATAAGCCGTCAAGAAACTATTGAATTACTAAATGAACATAAAGAAGCATTATTCAAAGACATATCTAACAATGTATCTTATAGACAAATCGCAGAGAATTTTAATATACATCTAACAAATTTACATCATTACTTGAATCTCGAAGAAAATCAACAAGCAAAAGATTTAGCTTTAAAAATAGCTTCTTATGATATGATTGACAATGCAGAAAGTGAATTGCACAAAATACAAGATGATTCAACTAATGCAACTGTTCGTAGACAAGCAGAATTATATCAACATCGTATGTATATCGCAAAAGTAAAGAATCGCAAAGAATTTGATTTAAATTATAAAGCTAATGAGACTAATAACAATCAACAAATTATAGTGATTCCCGCATCTTTTAATAAAACTAATGATAAATAAACAAGAAATAATAATCCCGCATAATTACACGCCCCGACCTTATCAATTAGGGCTTTGGAATGCTATGATTGATGATAAAAAAAAGAGGGCAATTTATGTTTGGCATCGTAGAGCTGGCAAAGATTTACTTGCTTTGAATCGTATTCTTTACTCTGCTATGTTCGAAGCAGTTGGCACTTATTGGCACATATTCCCGTCTTATGCACAAGGGGCAAAATCAGTTTGGCAAGAAACTAATAGTGAAGGTCGCAAATACATCGATTACATACCGCAAGAGTTAATAGCTAAGAAAAACGAAAAAGAATTAAAAATCACTCTTAAAAATGGCTCAATCTATCAGATTGTTGGCTCGGATAATCCCGACAGTTTACGGGGAGCTGGAATTAAAGGGGCTGTGTTCTCGGAATATGCAGAGCAAGACCCTAGAGCGTGGGGGACAATTCAACCGATGTTGCTTGAAAATAACGGCTGGGCGATGTTTAACTTCACGCCAAAGGGACAGAATCACGCTTACGAACTTTATAAGATGGCTCAAAAGATGCCCGATGTTTGGCACTCTGAAATTAAGACAGCTGAAGAAACGGGAGTATTTACAAGCGAGCAACTAGAGCAAGTCAAAGCTGAGATATTAAGCGAGGGCAAGACACTTGATTTCTTTAATCAAGAATTTCTTTGCTCATTTAACAACCCGATTGAAGGGGCTTATTACTCTAAAATCATTGATGACTTAGATAAACAGGGAAGAATTGGCGATTTTCCACATAATCCAGCTTTGCCTGTCTTCACTTTCTGGGACTTGGGAATTGGCGACGCAACAACAATTTGGTTTGCTCAATTCGTAGGCAATGAGATAAGGATTGTTGATTACATTGAGGACAATAACAGGGGCTTAGCTTCATATATTAAAGAAGTTAAAGACAAAACTTATATTTACGAACAGCACTACGCACCGCACGATATACAAATTAGGGAATTTACTAACGGCAAATCAAGACTTGAAACGGCTTATGAACTTGGCTTAAGATTTATGATTGCTCCAAAACTTTCAATCGATGATGGTATTGATGCGGTTCGCTCCATTCTTCCTAAATGTTTCTTTAATGAAGCTACGACAAGAAGGGGTTTATTGACGCTCAAGAATTACAAAAAAGAGTTTGACAATAAGAATAATACTTTTAAATTACAACCAAAGCACGATTGGGCTTCACACGGTGCCGACGCTTTCAGATATTTAGCGGTTTCTTATCGTGAAAATATAGGGCAATCAAGGCAACGCTGGGACACTGCAATAAGTAGCCCAATAACTTATTAACAATTAATTTTTATTTTATGGGTTTTGGAAAATCTTTTAAAAGACTTGAAGAAAATAAGCAACAAATAAATTCACTGTTTAACGATCCCGCAAGACGCAATGAATTGATCGGCTATGATCCGATTAAAAACCCTTTAGGATTTTTAAAAATAAATCCTGAAAAATTTGCAAAATTTGCAACACAATTCGACGAAAAAAGAAAAAAATTAATTAATGAGGCGACGGCTTCTGCTGTCAAACAACAAGAAAACTCTCAAACTTCTTTTGCTGGTCGTGATATACAAATGGAGCTTGAACGAAAAAAACTTTTAGGAAATGAGCAAGGGCGAAAAAGGCTTTTAGGAATTTAAATTTAATAATAATTATATATTATATGGGATTTGGTAAAAAATGGAAAAGATTTGCTGGCGGAATCGGTAAGGTTGCCGCTGATTTAACAGGCTCTAAAACTGTTGGAAAAGCTGTGGCAACTGTTGCGGGTGGTTCCTTAGGTGGTCCAGTAGGTGCAATTGGTGGAGCAAAAGGATTGTCTGACATCAACAGTCAAGAAACTGGCATGAAAAACGCACTCGTTCAAGCGGATGTTCAAGCACAACAAACCGACGCATTAAACGCACAAGTCGCAGAACAAACAAGACTTAAATTGCTTTCTGAAGCTGATTTAAAGGCACAAGAAGAAGCTTTAAAAAAACGCACTACTTTTGCGGGTTCATCTATGCAAAGCGTAATGGAACGAAAAAAACTTTTAGGTATTTAATATGGCAGATAAAAGAATCGAAGAGCTTAATAATCTTTACAATGATTTATTAACTAATCGCAAAAACTTTGAAACAAATTGGCAAGATACAGCAAAGTATTTTCGACCGCTTAAAACCGATATTACAAGCGAAAAAACCGCAGGCGATAAAAAAGATTTATTTGTTGCTAACGATTCAACAATGGTAATTGCATTAGAAAATTTTGCGTCAATTCTTAACGGCACAATGACAAATAAAGCAACGCCGTGGTTTACAATTAAAATTGAAGATGAGGAATTAAAAACCGATGATGAAATTTTAGAATATCTCAAAGCGGTTGCCGATAAAATGTGGAATATCCTCTATGATACTAAAGGCAATTTTGAAGATGCACATCATGAAAATCTAAAAGACTTTGCAACATTTGGAACTATAGCACTAAAGATTGAAGAAGGCAAATCTTCTTTAATCAATTTTAAAGCAATTCACATTAAAAATATCTTAATTACCGAAAATGACGAGGGCAAAGTTGACACTTGCATTTTGTTAATGAAAATGACGGCAAAAGATATTGTCAAAAAATTTGCTGATGGTGGCAATATCGATGAGATAATTAAAAAAGCTTCAGTCGAAAAACCTAACACAAATTTTGATGTTAGACTTTATATAATGCCGAGAAATGAAAGGGACGCCACTAAAATTGATACTATAAATATGCCGTTTCAAGGTATTTGGTTAGACCCAGCGCATAGCAAGATTATTAGTGAAACTGGTTTTAATAGCTTTCCTGTAGCTGTCGGAAGAAGTGCCAAAGGAACTGGTGAAGTTTATGGAACAGGGCAAGCAATGTATGCATTAGCCGACGCAAGAAGTTTAAATAGAATGTGGTATGATTATTTTGAATCAATCCAAAAAATATTAAACCCGCCTTTAATTGTAAATGCTCAATTTGAGAAACAATTAAACTTGCAACCAAGAGCTTTAAACATGGTTAAATCACCTGTTGGCAATGGGCGAGCAGTTGAGCCAATCAACGACAGTAAAGGAATTAATCCAGCTGTAGAATTGATAACACAAAAACAAGAATCAATTAGGAAAATATTCTTTTTAGATAAATTATCGGTATTAGATGACCCGAGAGCAACCGCAACGCAAATATTAGAACTAAGAGCGGAAAGCTATAGAATCATGGGAAGTTTAGCTTCTTCATTACAACAATATCTTGAATCAATTCTTGATAGAGTTTATGATATTTTATTTAAATTATCTTACGCTCAAGATGGTAATTTTACGCTATTGCCTGATGCTCCGTTTCCTGAGATGCCTAATAAAATGAAAGGAACAACTGATGCAACTACAGGTAAAAAGATTTTTCCTAAAATGAAAATCGAATTTATTAACCCAGTTAATCAAGCAAATCAATTAGGCAAAAATAACTCGGTTGATGTGTTTTTAATGTCAATTATGAATTTAGCCCAAGCAAATCCAGCAATATTAGACACGGTAGATTTTGACGAAATAGCTCGATATAAAGCTGACATTCTACAAATTGACCCTAAATTAATTAAAGATACTAATAAAGTTGATGAAGAGCGACAAGCAAGACAGCAACAAATGGCACAACAACAAGAAATGGTTGACGCTAATACCGAAGCACAAACATTAGCAACAATGAAACAAGCGGGGGTTTAATGATTGACGCAGAAAAACAATTACAGGAAAAACTTATAGAAAGAAAGCGAATATTTAACACAGTATTTGGCTCGGCAGAAGGTTTGATAGTTTACAAAGATCTAAGAACGGCTTTAGTTATTAATCCTGAATTAATTTCTAGAGAATATACTTGCGATGATGTTTTAGCCTCACATTTACAAGTGGGAATGAGACTTGCATTTCAATATATTGACGATTACTTAGATTTAAACACTATCAACAAATAAAAAAAATTATGACAATTGAAAATCAAGTCGCACCTACTGCACCAACACAATCAAGCCCAGTTAATGAAACTAATATTGCTCAAAATACGGCACCAATTACGCCAAGTTTTGATTTAAATTCATTTTTTCCTGAGGATATTAGAAAAGATGCTGATTTTGAAAGGCTTTCTAAAAACTTTCCTAAAGATTTATCGGCAATTGCTAAAGATTATTATCACAAAAA